ACATGCCAGCAGGGACAGTCTCGACTTTGACACGCTTGCCTTTCACTTCCGTCTCACCCATCACTGCGTTGTGAGAGATACGCATACGGGCAAGGGCACTGGTCTTTTGCTTCTGGTTAAGCTCGGAACCCATGCCCATAGCCTTAGCCATAGCTGCGAAGTTGTTGGTGTCGATCACTGCGAGTTCAGTCATATCTATTCTCCTTTTGTTGAGGGACGGTAGTTATATCACGCTACACTTTTTGTGTCAAGCCAATTAGGGCCTATCTTTGCTTCTAGCAGAAGGGGCACATTGAAGTCAAGCTGCCATTTCTTGTTCACGATCTTTAGCAGATTGTTGTTGGCAGTGTCAATGACCTTCAACACTTTCTCTTCCTCATCGGGATGCACATCAATCACAACGCTGTCATGCACTGTGTTGACGATGCAGCTTTGCATCTTGTTTACTTCCAGTAACTTGTCCACATAGATCAAGCACAAAGGCACAATGTCTGCCGTAGCAAACGCTTGCACTGGATAGTTCTTGATCTGTGTGAAGTATGTCACACCACCATTACGCTTGCGTTGCACATCAGGAAACGCAAACTCACGGCCAGATGGTATACGAACCTTGCCTGTATTCAGCACCTCTTTCGCTAGACGTTCATGCCATGCAGCAATACCAGAATACTTCTGCGTGAATTGCTGGTAGTAAGACGCTTCGGCAGGTGTCCTGCCATAGCCACTGGCACCATACAGCGGTGCAAACGTGTGTGCCTTAGCTTCCTGCCGTGACGTAGGCTGACCTGCCTCACTGATGATCTTGGCGGTGTAGCTATGCACATCGAACCCTGTCTTCACTTCCTGAATGGCAACTGCATCTTGCGACAAGAAAGCAGCAACACGAAACTCTAGCTGCGCCATATCAGCTTCCATGATCTTGCCACCTTCCCATCGTGAGATGAACACGCGCTTCACAGGAAACGTGTTGCCTCTCGGCATGTTCTGCATGTTAGGATCGGCACCTGACAGACGACCAGTTGCAGTCCTGTGTTGCAGTAGCTTCACGTGCAGCTTGCCATCACTCTTTGTGTGAGTGGCTATGCCATCGACAAAACTCGACAGGTAAGTATCGACAGCAGAAAGCCTGCGTACTCGTTGCACGAACTGTAGTGCAACATCATCATTCTTTTGGCGAGCCACTGCCTCAAGGTATTGAAGCTCATCTTTGCTGGTTGAGAATCCATTGGCACTCACGAACTCCTTTGTCGGTGGAGTGAACTTGAATCCGGCAACATCTTTCAGATTGACGAAAGTATAGCCAGACCCTTCACACATAGGGCACTTGTTCTCACGGGCAAACGGAGTGCCATCTTTCTTTGTCTTACGCACAGAGCCATGTCCGCAGCATGTCGAGCACTGCTCTGCCTTCTGCTTGTAGATAGCATTGGTATGTGTGGACACTGTTCTACGGAACGTATTGTCATCCATACGATCCTCAAACAACGCAGCCCATTGCTTCTTGTCTTTCGGCTGACGGCTATACAGAACAAGCGACAACTGTTCAGGTGAATTGAGATTGATCTGACGATCACCCATCACCTCACGAACATCCTCTTGCAACTGCTGCACAAGCTGATCCTTCTCTGCCTCAAACTCCTTACGCACATCTTCAAGTGCGTCCAGATTGACAGCAAACCCACGCTGATAAATCTTGCACAGATGATAGGCCAGCTTGTTCGTAAACAGCATGGTGTTGTTCAGCGGTGCATCACGATAGCTATACCGATCACGCAGACGAATGAACAACTGCATGGTAGCATGAAGGTCGGCAGACAGATACATGGACAACTCATCGTGAGGTATGTCACGAACAGAGTAGCCTTTCTTGAAGTATTCTTTCAGCGTGTCTTGCTTCTGTGTAGCAAGCTGGTAACGCTCAGCACAAGCTTCAAGTGACAGCGGCTCTTTCTGTCCACGCTGCAACACATACTCCATCAGCATCGTGTCAGCGATGTCACCAGTGTATGTGAAGCCAGACTCCCACAGCCACACAAGATCGTGTGCAGCATTGTGGCACACAAGCAGTGTGGTCTGGTCGAGCATGTCTTGCACGATCTGTCTGCCATTGTCCGTAGGAGCACACTCGGCATGGTCGAACGTGACAATGGTTTCGTTGCCTGACTCAGTGAGCATACCCACCATGACAAGTGTATTGGACGGTTCAAACGGATCAAGATGCATCTTGCCGTTGCGCTCAACCACAGTGTTCTCAACGTCGAGTGTAAGGATCATGTCTGTCTCCTACGGGTTGCCTTCGTGCCAGTAATCCCAACTGTCATCTACCATGTTTTCGTAGTGACGTTTGAGATTTCGTTCAAATTCACGATCATTGGCGTATTGCTTGATCGCTTGTATTGCTTCTGCCTTAGATACATCCAGCTTCTGCATGATGTCAAGCACTGCTTTGGCATCTGCTTCATTTGGTGGCGTCAACTTTGCCATACCCCCTTGCTCCCCTTGTTAGCCGTGCATAGAACGCACCCTCTGGACTACGAATAGATGCAACCATATCAAGTAGTTGCTGATATGACATGATCACAGTGTCCTGTTGATCTGCATCTTCCATATACTGTGTGATGTATACAGTGTTATCTTCATTGATAATCATCTGCACATCGTCGTAACTGCCGCTCTCATCCAATATAGTTACGACTGCATGATCCGGCCTGAACTCTACAGTATACATACTATCGTCCGAATACTTTATCGCCAGTCAGGATGCTGCGATACTCGTAGTCACCACTAAAGTAGAGATATACATTCTCAAGGTGAATGATATCTTGATACATGTCTTCCATGTCCTTCTTCTCATGGTCCTCAAGATCGACACGATCTTGCAGCTTCACATAGTCGTAGTAAATCCAGTGAATAGACTGCTTGATACGGTGTGCAATGATACTATCCATTGCCTCACTGTTGATGAATCTTTTCGTGTGCTCATAGACATCAAGTTCCAGCATCATCGCTCTCCTCATGCTTAGCCAAGATCATATCGAACACTTCTTCTGTGCTGATACCAGTGAGGCCACAGTAAAGCAGCAGCTTAAGCCCAAGCTCAGCTACTACAACTGCACCCTCTTCATTCACATCGAACTTGTATGTAGCTGATCCATCTTCATGTTCAACTACATCTTTAAGATCAAGTGTCACAGGCTTATTATCTTCACTCTTGTTTGTCATTGTCATTCTCCGTCCACATTCTGACATAGAAGTATTCACCACATGCGTCGATCTCTTTTTGCGGATAGCCATTGGCTACCAGCCATGCTCTCGTGTCTGTCACAAACAAAGGTATCTCCTTTGGAAAGCCATAGAGCCACCCACTCGGAGGGTCAATCATCCTTTTCATTTCACTAGTGCCTCCCAACTCACAGGCCATATCTTCTTCATGTCGATACTGATGGCGTTAGCCACAAGCCTTGTCTCAAACTGCGTATCAGGCTTGAGCCTAAGATTGCACATGTTAGCGAAGGCGTCAAGGCTACCACTCCAATACCATTCAGTCATGGTGCTTTGAGGCAACACCATTCGTGCTTGCTCAGGTGCTACTCCACAGTCAAGTAGCATTGTGTATGTTCTTAGCATTGACTGAACGTCAAAGTGTGTAACATCTGCTGCTGTCCTTTCACCAAAGCGACCCTCATATTTATCACCCCATGAGTTAAGTTCTTCTAGATCAACAACACCATCACTGCCTTGCTTCTTATCTTTGCTACGACCACGCCACACAGCAGGCACATAGAACTCTGGCTCATCATCTACATACCGACGACTGATCTCATTCCACCGCAGATACTCATGCTTCACAAGCTGCCGTGCTACGAAGATCGGAGCCTTCACATGGAAGCTGGCAAAGCAGTGGCCGAATGGGCTGTAGTGTTCGTGCTTAGCTAGATAGTGGATAAGCTTTTGATCCTTCTCATTCAGCACTGCAACAAGATCACCATTCACTTTGCCAAGATCAATATACTGCCACTCAACAGGCTCACTCTCTTTGCCAAAGCTGACACGTGCTGCATTGACTACGTTAAGGTCACTGCCGCAGTGGTCGATGTATGTTACTTTAATCATTCACATACTCCTCTAGTTGCTGGATCGTTATGTTGTAGCAGTCAGCTTTGTATACGAAGTCTTTGTGGTTGGGATCAGGAGCACCCTTCTTGAAGAAGGTAGCCTTGTTGATGAAGTCATCCTTGCTGATGACACCTAAGAACCAACCGACATCAAACGTGTTCCTCACCCTGACGAATGCAAACATGTCGCACTCTTGCTCAGTCTTGTAGTTCGCAATGCTACAATCATAGTGGGGCAGGGGTGGCACTGACGTTTGCTTTGTCTTCACGT